TGACACGTCAGAGTCTTTCGGACTCCCTGCTACTGCTGACCTTATGTTCGCTCTCATATCTACTGAGGAGTTGGAAGGTCTAAATCAGATTATGGTTAAGCAGTTAAAGAATCGCTACAATGACCCAACAGTTTATAAAAAATTCTGTGTGGGTATTGACCGAGCGAAGATGCGTCTCTATGATATCGCTAATCCCCAAGGAGGATTAGTTGATTCTGGACAAGATGCTGATGTAGAAATCGTTAAGAAGATTTCTAAAAGTGAAAAACTATCTCAATTAACTTATTAAAATGAAAAGACCTGATAAAGGATTTGCCAGTGGTACTGGTATCAATGAAGACACGGTTACCGATGTCATTCCACAGGTAGATTATAATCGCTACCTTGAATTTGTAAACGAGGTAACATCTCCTGAGTCTAAAGATTATGATGCTTTCCAAGAGCGTACAGACGCACTTAAAACAAAGCAAGCAGATGTTCAAAGACTACTAACTGCTGCTCTTGGTATTACTGCTGAAGGTGGTGAGTTTACTGAGATCGTTAAGAAGATTGTCTTCCAAGGAAAACCTTATAGTGAAGATAATATTGACCATATGAAGACCGAACTAGGTGATATACTATGGTACATAGGACAAGCATGTATTGCATTGGATACAACTTTTGATGAACTTACACTATTAAACGTTAATAAATTAGTAGCAAGATACCCAGAAGAACAATTCAGCGTGATGCGTTCTGAAAATCGTAAGAAAGGAGACCGTTAATGTTATCAAAACAAGTAGAAGATTCGCTAAGAGCATCACAAGAACATCTAAGAGATGCTCTAGCATTTGCAGCAAGAACTGAGAAACCATATGTTTCAAAACACATCGCTAGTTTCTTAGCAGATATTGATCACCTCATTGATGCATATGATATTATAGAAAAGATGAGAGATAAGATTGATGCAGCAGAAGATAAATAACTAGTAAGGATCTAGAATTGTTGTATGGCATCCATGTACAATATGCCTTTAGCAAAGGCAAAACAGAAAGCATCCTCTCTTAGGTTTAAAGAATCCTTTGAGAGGATTACTAAAGGTATACCTGAACCTGATTTCTTCTTTGCAGATAGTGCATGGACAGGTGGTAAAAAGATGTGGCAAATTAAAACATCTGAATCAAACATTGATAAGATAGAGAGTACTATAGAAAAGTTTGATAAAGATTTTAAAGGTGTTGAAGTTAAGGGTGGTAAATCAACAATTACATATGATTTTGGTACAACTAAAATCAGGTTTCTAGCAAGTCATAAGAAAAGTGCTAAGGCAGCAGATGCTAAGACAACTGCTATGCAAGAAAGGGCATCAGCATGGATAATGAAACGTGCTATTAAAGATTCATACAGGTATAAGAAGTGGACGGATATCAAATTAGATCCTAAGTATAAAGAATTGGAAAAACTTTATCCTGGAGTAGAAGAAGAGTGGTTAAAAGTATTCTATGCTCAACAGGCAAAAATGTTAGAAGAGTTTTCTAATGTTAAATTTAAAATCTTCAACAGGGATGAAGGATTCATGGGATATATTTCAAACTTAGTAAAGAAAAAGTTTGGTGTTAGTAAGAAAGATACATGGAACCCTGCTGATATATGGTGTATACAAGATCAGAATAAGATTGAAAGTATTATTGACAAAACTATTGATGGTAATGGATCACAAACTATTCTAGAGTTGAATGCAGTTCTTCGTAAACTTTTTATAGAAAGAAGAGTTGTTGGTATATCTCTTAAGAAAGTATCAGGTGATGTTGCTAAGTATGAAGAGTATAATGTACGTGAGGATGGACTAGAGGCAGATTATAATTTCAATGTTGATAGTAAAGGAATAAACTTTGATTTGAAAGGTGAAACATTTGCTACTCAAGACTCTACCATTGTAGTAAGTGGTAATGGTGCTGAATATAAATTTCAAATTAAAGCAAACGATTCTAAATCTACTTCTAATTTAAAATGGGAACCTACACAGAAGGGTGCAGCTGCTGCTCGTGTTGGTAAAGCACCAGTTGATATGGTTGCTAAATTGATTAGTGATAATAAGAAGAAGTTTGTAAATAAACATCAGAATTTTCCAAGCACTCGTACAGCATTCATGGAAGATGCAGACAAGTACAAGAATATATTTGTAAAACTTAAGAGTGGTGGTGTAGATCTAGGTGTGAATAATGAGGATCAATTTTATGAGAATATGTTAGTAGTATATGAAACCGAACCTCATGTTGCACACAGTAAGTGTATGCAGATGGAGTTTATGGCAGATGTAGTAAGTATGAATAAAGAGAAACAGAGAGAATTTATGACAGACATGGTATTCCTTGCTGCCAAGAAGGGTAAACGCTTTGGACCATTTGGAAAACTGTACTAAGGCAGTACACAACTAGGTTCTAGTGTGCTATAATAAGGGTATCTGACAGACACCCATGCCAAATAAGCACCTTGAGCATCCAGAAGATCTAATACTTCTAGGAACAGATCCTAATGAAGTGTTGGATCATCTTTTTATGGTGCATAAACTTACTACTAAGTGGGATGGTGCTCCTTCAATTGTGTTTGGTAATAATAATGGTAAGTTCTTTGTTGGTACGAAGAGTGTCTTCAACAAGAAGAAGATCAAGATTAATTATAGCGTTGCAGATATTGTAAAAAACCATGAAGGTGCAGTAGCACAGATTCTTACCGCCTGTTTCTATTCTTTACCTCGTATAGAAGGTATCGTACAAGCAGATTTTATCGGGTTTGGAGGTTCTGATAGCTACCGCCCCAACACGATTACTTATAAGTTTCCCAGTATAATTTCACAAGACGTAATAATTGCTCCACACACAGCATATAATGAAGTAAGTCCTAATGCTGTACCTATCTTTGGTGTTAAGTTAAAGTCAACTGATACATGCTACTGTATAGATACAGAAACATGCTCATTGGATGTACCTTTTAAAGCAAAAAGTTTAATTCAAGCAGCAAGATTCTTAGTTCCATTTTGTAAATTTCCTACCACAGATTTAAGATCATATTATAATAAGTTTATCCGTGAAGGTAAAACTCCTACAGCGTCAGAACTATACTATAGTTTGGATGATAAATATAAGTGTGAGGTAAACATAAATACCTTTAGATTATACAATCTCATACTGAATATTAAAGATGTTCTTCTCTCTGCTGTCAAGGTAGATGAGACTGTTGAATACTTACTAGGTGATCAACCTACTACACCAGAAGGTTATGTATTAATTGGACCTAAGTATTCAGTGAAACTCGTTAACCGTTTGGAATTTAGTCAAGCAAACTTTAACTTACGTAAAAATTGGAAGAATGAAAAAGTTTAGCGACTTCCTTACCGAAGCAGCAAAATCAAAAGCCTCAGATCAGGCAGCAAAACTAGGGTTAAAACATGTAGGGTATGGCTATTACGGTCTCCCTAATGGAACTGTGACCCATCGTTCTGTTAATGGACAGTTAATAGAACTAACACCAGAACAACAAGCAGCAAAGAATGGAGTACCACCAGAACAACAGGGACAACAAGGAACTGGAGAGGAAGAAGGTGGCAACGCGGGCACTAAAGGTGACATATCTATTACATTTGGAAGATTTAATCCACCAACTATCGGACATGAGAAACTCATTGAACGACTCGCTTCATCTAGTAAGAGTGGGGAGTACAAGATATATCCCAGTAGGACTCAAGATCCAAAGAAAAACCCAATAGATCCTGAGACCAAGGTACATTACATGCGTCAGATGTTTCCTGACCATGCTCATGCAGTTATTAATAACGAAGAATTTAAAACAATATTTGATGTTCTTAAATCTCTATACAATGAAGGGTATACTGTTGTCAATCTAGTACTAGGTGGTGACAGAGTTGCAGAGTTTGAGAACTTAGCACAGAAATATAATGGTAAACTCTACGAGTTTGAAGAGATCAATGTTCAATCAGCAGGTGATAGAGACCCTGATTCAGATAGTGTAGAGGGTATGTCAGCATCTAAAATGCGTAAGGCAGTAGCAGATGGTGATTATAATATGTTTAAAACAGGCATGCCAAAGAGCCTGAGTGATCAGGAATGTAAGGAACTGTATAAAGAGATCAAGAACTCTATGCAGTTACAAGAGGAAGATGATTTCTCAGAAACATCCTATACTCTATATGAGATAGCACCTAAGTTAGATTCAGAAGGACTTAGAGAAGCATACTATGATCATAAGATCTTTAATGAAGGAACTTATATTGAGAATTCAAACACTGGTGTTCTTGGAAAGATTGTTAAACGTGGTGTGAACTATGTTATATACATTGATGAGCACGATCATGTATACCGTGGTTGGTTGAAAGACTTACATGAAGTACTTCCTTCAGGAAAAAACTTCACCATGTTCCAAAAAACTGATCCTAAAAAAGGGTATGCAGACCTTAAGGCATACAACTTTAGTCCATTAGGATTAGAAGGTACACCAAAACTCGCTAAGGCAGTTAAGAATCTGACACCTGGTGAGAATATAAATAAAAAGGATAAGGTAAAAGTAAAATGAACTTACAAGAACTCCCCGATATGACTGATGCCCTTGAAAAGATATATCAAGAGCAGAAGAAGAAAGGAAAAGTAGCCAAGCGTTGGTGGGACGACGATGGTGATGGAAAGGGATATGAGAAAGGTGAAGTAGATGGTAAGTTTCCTAAAAAGGGGAAGTGAACCATGCTATCATTCAAGGAACTATCTGAAAAGAAGTCCAAGGTCAAGATAAACCCTAAAGTTTCAGACCTTATGGAGAAACCTGACACTCTTCCTAAAGAAAAGAAGGAGATGAAGAGTAAGAAGGATGAGGGTAATGACGGTCCTACTGTTGAATCAACTCTCAATGAACTTAAGAACTCAACTCTCTTAAGTTATAGTCAGAAGGCAACAAATGATCTAGCCTTCAGTGGTGATGGTAAAAAGAAAGCACAGAAGAGAGCAAAAGGAATCAAAGCTGCTACTGGAAAGTTAGCAATTAGGGCTACTGATCCTGATGGTTCATTAGGATTTAATAAGAATCCCAAGAATGAAGAGAAGATCAAAGGAAAGGATGGTAAGGCTTGTTGGAAAGGATATAGGTATAACGGAACTAAGAATGGTAAAGATGATTGTGTGAAAGTGGATGAAGCAAAGGTAGATAAAGGTCGTTCTGATTATGGTAAAGCATCTATCAGAAATTACAGAAGGAAAGGACCTGGCCATGGTGATCCAGGAATGTTTGATCCAGAAGGTAAGAGAGGAAAGACAATAGAACTACGTAGGAAAGAGCACAAAGCACGTCGGGGTGTTAAGGGTGCAAAGGTTCCAGCATATAAAGTAGAAGGAAGTTCATGGGGTGTTTATAAAGGTGATGGTTTGTCACCTGCTGAGAGATTAAAGAAGAAAGCAAAAGAGTTACAAGCTGCTGATAAGAAGAAAAAGAAGACAGGTAACCCTGCCTTTGATGATCCTTCACATCATTCAAATGCTAAGAATAGGTATGAAGAACTAAAAAGTTTCAAAGCATACCATGAAGCTTCGTCATGTGATCAGAAAAAAGCAATAGATGATGCTAAATTAAAACGAAAGGAAGACCTCAAGGTTGCTAAATATAAGACCAAGAAAGAGGAAAACGCTTATGCTAATGCAGAAAAAGTCCGTGAAGAAGTCCAAGAAAAGACTTACTCCACCAAGACTCTGGATGCACTTAAAGCGAACCTTACAGAAAGAGCCACTACCTACCACGTAGAGGCAACTCGTCTTAAGAAAGAAAAAGGTTATGTGAAAGGTGGTACTAAAAAACCATCTTCAAATAAGAAAGACCCTGCATTACAAGCCGTCCTTGATAGAATTAGAAAGGATCACGGTAAAGGTGCGGTGTTGACAGGTGGTAGCAGACAACAGAAGAAAGTAAAGGGTGCTAAATCTACTGCTGGTACTGGTAAGTACAAGAAAGCAGCAGATAATAAGAAGCAAACTGCTGCTGATGCTAAGAAGCGTGGGTTCAAATCCACCCAAAACTACGTTGACACTATGGCAAGGTATGGTGGTAAAGACAACTACGATAGAGGACGTGGCCTTGGAACTTAAAGAACTAGATAGTGCTCAATGGAGCAAAGGAATAAAGCATGAGCTTCTGACTAAATCTAGAAAAGCTTATGAGAAAGCGAAGGCAAAGAAGTATGGATCCTTTATGAAAGATGCTAAGGCAGCTAAGGATAGGATAGTGAAATCCGAGAAGGGTGTTCGCTTCGTTGATAAAAAAGGTAAAGGTTACATAAAAGGTGGTAAGAAGAAGTATGATTGATGCTATATAATGTAGCATGCAAAGTTAATTATGACTAATTTCTTACTCCCTATCGCTATTAATGTTATTAACAAAGCGGTAGATAAAATCCCAGAGGATCTAGAAACAAAACTCAAAGAGTTTCTTATCGGATTACTCAAAAAGGCTGCTGCCAAGTCAGGGAACAAGGTAGATGATCAGTTAGTGGCTGCTTTGGAGAAAGCACTTCTAGAGTCCTGATCGTTATAAATAATATCAGTTGAACTAGATTTTAGGGGATATACAAATGACTCTATGGGGGGTTACTGACGCAGCAGAGGACAAGCCTAAGTGGGCTGTTGAAGGCGGTGCTGTGGATCCAAGTAATGTATTTGCTACCGCAGAAGGATGGGTACTACGCCACTATAAAAACACAGGTAAGACCGAGTACTGGGATGAAGTCCTTGTTGCTGTTGATGGTCTTGTAGGTGCAGGTGGACGTGGAACCGATACTATAGGTGAAGCAGATATTACAGCCGTCTTCTTTGAGGAGAGTACATATGCTGCTGGAGCAACTGGTACAGTTATCGTTATATACAACGAACTTGTTGATGTAACTAACGGTGCTACTCTTGTAGTTACTAACACTACAGACAGTGCAAGTATAACTGCTACTGCTGCTGCACAGACAGGTACAAACCGTGTTGAATTTACATTCACATGTGCTGCTGCTGATAAGGTACACACCATTGGTGCTCAAACAATCTCTGGAACAATCAAGGACGCAGGTACAAACACTGCATCTGATAAAGTATTCGTTCTAGGTGATACAATAGGAGCAGGTGGTTCTGGTAGTACTAAGACAATCACTACGACTTAATAATACATGAAATTTGGTGAACTCAATAGTGACAACTATGTCATGTTCGCCATCAAAAATTATGAGAATCCTCAGAGTGTGACTCGTGAGGATTTTGACGAAGACATGAAAAGATTCAAGTACCTTAAGAGATTACTCAAAAGGTACTTGCGTGGGGGACCACTAAGAACCCACTTAATCATAAATCATTTGATTGTCCTTTATAATGTTTTTGATGACGCTGCAACACCATTACTCTTATTCAAATTTGAAAAGGAATACTGGTCACTGCTAAGAGCATTCTTAGAATACTTAAACAGATTTCCAGAACATTACATGGACTGTTTAGAAGCCGATCCAGATGTGGTTAAGGAACTTAACGGATTATGATCAACGAAGAACCTACAATGAGTGTTGGAGCAGGTGGTTTCACAGGAGCCGCAGCTGCGACAGGTCCTAATGCAGGTTTTGATCCTCTATTAGACTTTCGTAAGAGAGCTAATAAGAAGATTAAAGATCATCCTTATGTGTCAGAGTACCGTAAGAGTCGTAAGAAAGTCAGAAAGGAAGGTCATACCCCCAATGACGGTAAGGTAAAGAACAAAGTTAACCCTGCAATGCCTACAAGGTTACTTCAATATAAGGTGAAGATACCTGGTGTGGGAGAGACTATTGTATATGCCAACAACCCTTCTGAACTTAGTGTTAAGATGAGACTTCTTATCAATCCTCGTTATAGAGGTGACATTGATATAGAAAGAGTCTTTCCTGGTCAAGCAGCAAAATTTTATATGGACAAGCGAATGAAAGCTATGAAAAACATCCCCGAAGAGTTTGTCTTAGAGAATCAGGACAAGCAAATGAAACAACAGTTTGCTCAACAGAAGGTAGCAAACCTTAAGAAGCAAGCACAACTTAAGAAGCAAGAGATAGCAAAGACATTACAGAAGAAGACTGCTAACCTTAAGAGGAAAGCAAGAGTAGGTACAGATGTATCAACTCAGAATGAAGAGTTTAGTAAGAGTGGAAACTTAGCAAAGATCAAACACTGTGCAGAGAATGGTTGTGCAAGTGCTATTAAGTTTCATTCTGGAGAAGAGTTTGATGTTACCCCTGATGTTGCCAAGAAAGTTATGAGTGCATATACTTCACTTGCTGCTCGTAAGAATCAAGCAAAGTTTAGTAATGCATGTAATGAGAATCCTGAAATGTTTAATCGCGTACTGGCATTTAGTAATCCTGTGGAGTGATGGATAATCAGGGGGTTAATGCTGCTATAATAGAGAGATTAGAGAAAGTTGTCCAGAGTCTTCAAGATAATTCTGTGAAGATGGGGCAACTTCTTGCTGTGCATAATGAGAAGTTAGATAAGCAAGATAGAATAGATGCTGTATTGTTTGAGAAGGTGGAGTCAGTTCATCGTGAAGTAAACCGTAGAGCAGAGGAGATAAAGAAAGGTTGTGAAAGAGATATCAGAAAAGTTGATGACCGTCTTAGACAGATGGAAAAGAAGATGTGGACTATCGCTGGTTCTATTGCTGTTATATCTTTCTTGGTTAGTCCAGTCGGACAAGCAATCATCAGACAGTTGACAAGAGAAGATAAACCTGTTATTATGGGGTCTGAGTTGGTTGTACATGAATTACATAGAAAGCAAGTACGTGAACCTACTCAGTGGGAGACTGGATAAGTTTGTTCGTAAGAAGGATGGACTATGGAATTTTAGATGTCCTTACTGTGGTGATTCAAAGAAGTACAAAAACAAGGCACGAGGGTATTTCATCCGAGTAAAAACGGATCTGATATACAAGTGTCATAATTGTGGTGTGGGTAGATCCTTTCCTAATTTTCTTAAGGAACAGGCGGTTGACCTACATGATGAGTACGTAATGGAACGCTATAAGGAGGGTCTCACTGGTAAAGGTAGATACGTTAAAAGTCCAGAGTCTTTATTTACTGTTAAGAAGCCGAAAACAATTAAAATTCCTGACGGTTTACAGACCATTGCGAGTCTAAATAAAGAACATCCCGCTAAAGATTATATTTTAAAACGTGGCATCCCAGAAAAGTATCACACTGAATTATATTATGTTGAAAACTTTCAAGCATGGGTTAACACACAGAAGTACACATACTCAGATGAGTCTCTAAAATACGACCACCCTCGTGTCATCATACCGTTGATAGAGGGTGGTTCTTGGTTTGGATTTCAAGGTAGATCTTTGGATCCTCAAGACAAGATGAGATATGTTACTGTTATACTAGAAGATGATAAGAAGAAGATCTATGGTTTAAATCACTGTTCCTTTGATGAAACATTATTCGTTACGGAAGGTCCTATAGATTCTTTGTTTTTAAAAAATGCTATTGCAATGGTTGGAGCAGACGTTGATTGGAAGTTTGCTGAAGAGAAAAACGTGGTGTTTGTATATGACAATGAACCACGTAACGAGCAGATTGTAAGACGTATGCAGACCGTGATAGATAGAGGACTAAGATTAGTAATTTGGCCTCAACATGTTCAGCAAAAGGACATAAACGATATGGTAATAGCTGGACTTAACGTTCAAAGTATAGTAGAATGCAACACTACTAGCGGATTAAAAGCACAATTAACATTAAACGATTGGAAACGAGTACTATGACAATTTCACCCACCATTAAGGTTGTCAAACGCAACAACAAAGTTGAAACTATTAACTTAGAGAAAGTTCATAAGATGGTGGAACATGCCTGTGAAGGTCTTACAGGTGTGTCTGAAAGTCAGATTGAAATGAATGCTAACATACAATGGTATGATGGTATTAAAACTACTGACATTCAGGAGATTCTTATAAGATCTGCTAATGATTTGATCTCATTAGAGAACCCTAACTATCAATTTGTAGCAGCAAGACTGCTATTGTTTGCACTCCGTAAGAGTGTGTATGGATGCCACCCTGATGATCGTCCTCCTATACTTGATCATCTTGAAGGTGGTGTTGAGTTGGATATCTATGATCCAGAATTACCTTCTGCTTATAGTGAAGAAGAGTGGGAAGAGATTGACTCGTACATAGATCATGATCGTGATTTCCTGTTCACTTATGCAGGTCTTCGTCAGGTCGTAGATAAATATCTTGTACAGGATCGCAGTAGCAATACAGTATACGAGACACCTCAGTATATGTACATGCTGATTGCTGCAACTCTCTTCAAAAATTATCCAACCGCTACTAAATTAGATTATGTCCGAAGATACTACAACGCAATCTCAAAGCACAGAATCAACATCCCAACACCAGTCATGGCAGGGGTCAGAACACCCATTCGTCAATTTGCATCTTGCGTTCTGGTTGATGTTGATGACACCCTCAATTCTATCTTTAGCAGTGATATGGCTATTGGCAAATACGTCGCACAACGTGCTGGTATCGGTATTAACGCGGGAAGAATCAGAGGGATCAACTCTAAGATCCGTGGAGGAGAAGTTCAACACACAGGTGTTGTCCCCTTTCTCAAAAAGTTTGAATCAACTGTCAGATGCTGCACTCAAAATGGCATCCGAGGCGGTTCAGCGACAGTCCACTTTCCTATCTGGCATCAAGAAATTCAAGACATCATTGTTCTCAAAAACAACAAAGGAACAGAAGACAACAGAGTAAGAAAGTTAGATTACTCAATTCAGATTAGTAAGTTATTTTATGAAAGATTTATTAAAGGGTCAACTATTAGTTTATTCTCTCCTCATGATTGTCCTGGGTTGTATGACGCATTCGGTACTGAACGTTTTGACGAACTCTATACCAGATACGAAGGAGACTCTACCATCCCCAGAACAACCGTTGATGCCCAAGAACTTATACTTGACATCTTAAAGGAGAGAGCAGAGACAGGTCGTATATACATTATGAACATTGACCATTGTAATAGTCATAGTTCATTCTTAGATAAGGTTAACATGAGTAACCTTTGTCAAGAAATTACTCTACCTACTACACCTATCAATCATATTGATGGTGAAGGTGAGATCGCATTGTGTATTCTATCTGCTATCAACGTAGGTAAACTACGTAACTTAGAGGAGATGGAAGATCTTTGTGACCTATCTGTACGAGCTCTAGAAGAGTTGATTGACTATCAAGGTTATCCAGTTGAAGCAGCAAAGGTTTCAACATTAGCAAGACGTTCTCTTGGTATAGGATATATTGGTCTAGCACATTACTTGGCACGTCATAACGTTAAGTATGAAGACCCTGCTGCATGGTCTATAGTACATGAACTAACAGAATCATTCCAGTATTACCTACTCAAAGCATCTAATGATGTAGCAAAAGAGAAGGGAGCATGTGACTATTTTAACAGAACTAAATACTCAAAAGGTATACTGCCTATTGATACATACAAGAAGGAAGTAGACGAGTTAGTTCCAAATAATTTGAAGCATGATTGGGAATCTCTTAGAGCATCTATCACCACCCACGGTTTACGGCACTCAACATTGTCCGCACAAATGCCTTCGGAGAGCAGTTCCATTGTGTCAAACGCAACAAACGGAATTGAACCACCTAGAGATTACCTGTCCGTTAAAAAATCAAAGAAAGGGCCTCTTAAACAAATTGTTCCCTCCTATGGTAGTTTGAAGAATGCTTATACGCTCCTTTGGAATATGCCTGGGAACACTGGTTATATTAACATTGTTAGTGTTATGCAGAAGTTCTTTGATCAAGCGATTTCTGGAAACTGGTCCTATAATCCAGAGCATTACCAAGATTCTGAAGTACCTGTATCGGTAATGGCACAGGATCTTCTCACCTCTTATAAGTATGGGTGGAAGACTTCTTACTATCAGAATACATATGATGCTAAGAAAGATATAGATGAACCTGCTCATCCTATTGGTTGGAAGGATGACATTGCAGTTGACAACCTTATTGATGAAATCATGAACACTGAGGAGGAAATTTGTGACAGTTGTGCAGTCTGATCCCGATGGTATGACCGTGTTCAACACGAACAAGGTCAATACTAAAAAGCAACCTATGTTCTTTGGTGCTCCTTTAGGGGTACAAAGATATGATACATATAAGTATCCGACCTTTGATAGACTGACTCAACAACAGTTGGGTTATTTCTGGAGACCAGAAGAAGTATCACTTCAGAAAGATCGTTCTGATTATGCACAACTATCTGATCAACAGAAGCATATCTTTACTTCTAATTTGAAGTATCAGATCATGTTAGATAGTGTTCAAGGTCGTGCTCCTGGTATGGCATTCCTTCCTTACTGTTCTCTCCCAGAGTTAGAATCATGTATGGAAGTATGGTCATTCATGGAGATGATTCATAGTAGATCCTATACATACATCATCAAGAACGTATACTCAGATCCTTCAGAAGTATTTGATCAGATCTTAGATGATGATAAGATCTTATCTAGAGCATCATCTGTTACTAAATCTTATGATGAGTTTATAAACTATGCTCAATCATGGGGTCAAGGTAATTTATGGAAGCAAGACTCTAAAGGATCTCCATCAGCACAATGGACTATTAAGGATCTAAAACGTTCTTTATATCGTGCAGTTGCCAATGTTAACATCCTTGAAGGTATTCGTTTTTATGTCTCTTTTGCTTGCAGTTTCGCTTTCGGTGAGCTCAAACTTATGGAAGGGTCTGCAAAAATCCTTTCCCTCATTTCCAGAGATGAGTCACAGCACTTGGTTCTTACACAACAGATTTTAAAGAACTGGAATCAGGGTGATGATCCTGATATGTTAGAGGTTATTGAGGAAGAGAAAGGAACTGTTATTCAAATGTTTAAGGATGCAGTAGAGGAAGAGAAGGCATGGGCAGATTATCTATTCAAAGATGGTAGTATGATAGGATTAAATGAGAGACTACTAGGTCAGTATGTTGAGTGGATTGCTAACAGAAGAATGAAAGCAATTGGTTTTGAACCCATCTATGATATACCTCTTCGCAATAATCCATTACCTTGGACAGAACATTGGTTAAATAGTAAAGGACAACAGAACGCACCACAAGAAACAGAGATTGAATCTTATGTTGTAGGTGGTATTAAACAAGACGTTAAGAAAGACACCTTCGCAGATTTCTCACTATGATTTTTCTATCAAACCCTTCAGTATATACTTTACCTGGAACATGGGAGAAGCAACCATTAGTTGATGCAGGTCTTGCTATTCCAATCTTTATTGGTATAGTTCTTCTTGGTTTAACTATAGGTGGTATCTATATGACCTTTGGTAAAGGTGGTAAAGATCTCAAAGATGAGATTGTTGAGCATTCTAAAATGCATGAACTAGGAATAGCTCACAAGCACGATTGAAATGGAATTTATTGTAGAATATGCTGTAGAAGATGAAGTCTGTGATGGACTTATGACTCTATATGATGAAGTAGCTGCTACAGGTAAAGCATGTAAACAGGGTAGTGTGGGATCTCATCAAAAGGTAGATGAGGATTACAAGAAGTGTACCGATTTATTCTTTAATGATATTCCCAAAGCAGGGATTGAATATCATCCTAGATTTAAAGATATTGAATACTTAAATCATCTCAAGGAGTGTTCGGAACATTATAGTAAGAAGTATTTGTTTGGTAGAGAGATAGTATTTCATAGTCATCCCAAGTTTCAATACTATAAACCTGGTGAAGCATTCTATGGTGCACACTTTGATGCTTCAGGTCCTGAACAATTGAGAGTAGTTGCTTGGATCACTTATCTAAATACTGTTACTGATGGAGGTGGTACACATTTTGTCTATCAAAATCATACTGTTGAAGCTAGAAAAGGCAAGACAGTTTTATTCCCACCAGGTTATACTCACTTACATCATGGTGTAGTATCACCAACCCAAGAAAAATATATCGTAACTGGATGGTTCGCATGGAACATGAAATGATTGGCTCAAGCCAAGACAAACCCTTAACAGAAGAATACCAAAGACAGGCAGAACAACAGTATGAAGCACTCTTATCCGAGTATGATACCTCTCCCGTTGAGTCTGCTGGACTCATGTATCTCTGGGAGCAAGGAAAAAAGCGTAAAAATGTTACGAAAGATACACAAAATCTTGATAAATAGATGTGGGTATGCTAACATACCTTTATCGTTCAACCTCAATGGAGGTCGCAAGTAAGCCGACTCGGAACGGAGCGTTCATCCCATGATACCACTTCTACTGGCAACTGCTGTAGTCTGTGCCGATATATCAGAAATGGTAGATCGTGTCAATGCAAAAAAGGATCTTTCCCCTCAACAGAAGGAAGAGATCATTGCTGTATATCAGATTCATTTAGTAGAGGCAACAGGACTGGTATGTGATTGGGACGCAAAAGCCGACTGAAGGAACGGGGCTAAAAATCCCAATTACTTTAGGAGTAAACCAATGGCACAAGTCACATATCGTGGTGTTAAATACAACACCAATGACAAGAATTCAAAAACTTGTCAAGAGAAAGTACATACACTAACTTATCGTGGTACTTCACATGATGAAAAGATAGCAGTATGTGCTTAGACTAACATACTTGTTTCAAAACAGACCCTTTACAGGGTCTGTTTTTTTGTGCTATACTAAATATTGAAAGTACAAAAGAGGAGTCATGAAACTTTTTCTGGACTGTTCTGAAGTCCCACAAATCACTGAGATATACAACACAGGATTAATTGATGGTGTCACTACCAATCCTACATTGATGAAAAAGTCAGGTAGAAATCCAGTTGATGTGTATAAAGAATTATCAGAATTGTTTCCATGGAATTCTTCTATCTCTGCTGAAGTTGTAGGTGATACTTCCGAAGAGATGTTAAAGATGGCAGAAGAATACTTGGATGTAGGTCCTAATATTACTATTAAAGTACCTTGTACACCACAAGGTCTTCTAGCATGTAAGGAATTATCTAAAGAAGAAATTCCTGTAAACGTCACGTTGATCTTTACTACTGCTCAAGCAATTCTTGCAGCAAAAGCAGGTGCAACATTTGTTAGCCCTTTTGTTGGCAGAGTGAACGATCAGCATTATGATGGTATTAAATTAGTGGAGGAAATAGCAGATGTCTTTGCTACTCACAAATCTGAGACTCAAGTCTTGGCAGCATCCATACGTGAACCTTCCCAAGTCACCTCTTGTTTCCGAGTGGGTGCTGATATATGCACTATCCCTTTAAAGGTATTCCATGGAATGTATAAGCACATTCTTACTGATAAAGGTTTAGAATTATTTGACGCAGACTGGAAACAGGTTCAGGAAAATCTGAAGTGAACGGACGCATTGATAAGGTGCATATGACATCCCGCTTAATGAAAATTAAGAAAGGGATCGCTGAAAAGCATTGGTATCCCGAATGGGATGACAAAGAACGATGGGCTGCTCAACAAGCACTTAATAATGCCCTAGATATATTAGATGAATACTGGGAGTAAACTATGTTACACATGAGAGAACAACTACTAAGAGCAGTGCTCGCACATGCTACTGGTGAAATTGAAAAGCATAAGGCAAACGTTAATGTTTACCTAGAACATCCAGCAGGTATTGGAGAACATTCTGATATCACTGAAGCAATTCAATGTGAGTTGGATAAGATTGCACGTTATCATGATCAAATAGAAGTGATCAACAAGTATTTCCGTAGCCCTTCTACTACTAGTGGATCTTAAAGTTTGTAAGGTATGTGAATCTAGATGGTTAGATGGACAACTCTACTGGGCAACTGGTAAGGTAGGTTGTCCACATGACCTAGCAGGTTTATTATGTAATGATGTAGACAGTACTGAATGCATCAATCCTTGTAAAGGATCTACTAGTGGTCAAACATGGGAGATACGGAGACAGTTTGATCTAAATAATTTAAGCGATTTTTGGGACAAATGAAACTAGGAAAAAAACTAACTCAATTGAAAGATTGGGATAAAGCAATGGCAAAGAAACTACAGGACAAGTTTAACTTGACTGATTATCAGATGCTATGTCTTGCATTTGCTAAAGGATTTATTATAGGAGCAATTTTATTGTGAAACAACAGAAGATTACTTATCGTATCCGTCAGGATGGTGTAGTGTATGAAACAACTGAAGGTACTGAAGGTAATGAGTGTGAAAGGTTGACTCAAGATATTGAAAATGCCTTGGGTACTCTGTCTAATCGTATACATAAACCAGAGTATTATAAATCACAACAAACTGTAACAGATGTCACACTTCAGCACGATCAAGACCAAACTTAAAGATAGAAAAGCATTACTTCAAGCATTAATGCTCATTGGATATCCTGTTTTTGTTGATGAAACATTAGAGAACCCTGCTGACCATGAGCATAAGCAATGGAAGGTTGATATTGCTGTAGGAAAAGACTTTGGATTCCGTTTAAATAAGGAAGGAGTCTATGAATTGGTTGCTGACATTGAAACATGGAGTGAACCTATACCTATTGAAAGATTTATAGATAAGATATCACAACAGTATGCTTACGAAGTTATCTCTAGGGAAACTAAAAAGGCAGGTTGGGAAGAGGAATCACTTGAACTAAATGATAAGCAAGAATTAGAGCTTGTCGTTTCACGTTGGGTGTGATATAATATTAGATACTTCAGATGTTATTATGAGCAAACTGACAAAAAAGGAACGCCATCAAGTTAAATCTAGGTGGTATTATCTCTTTTGGGGAGCAGCAACTGTATCTGTATTTGCAGGTCAGATGTATGTTGGTTCTGGATATCGCCAGATGTCTAGAGCATTCAATAGATTACTAGATGAAACCATAGAAGTTTTAACACCTAAACCAAAAGGTTTTTACTTACCTTTAGTACCACAACCAAAGACAGGTACACCAGATACATACTATGAGCATGATGAGATCATACTGCTTGATGGTGGGTATTAAAAAAACCACCTCAGATGAGGTGGTTTTGAATTATTAACTTGTGTTCATTGTTCTATTGAAGTAAGATTTCCTTACAAATACGCTTGCATGAACTCTGGTCGTCTGCACATTCAATCAAGCATTCGTAGTAATCGTCAAGTTTTTGATCTTCTGCGAGATCCATATGATTCCACTCCGCTAGATTATTCTGTGAGACTATGTTATGCATAGAGTTAACCTCCTAACCGTGGACAATCATAATAAAGAACTTTGGGAACATCTTGTTTCCTCCAACTTCTACCATTATTTAGACAACTAGTGTCAGTATTCCCTGATACATTTAACAAAAATTTATGCCTAATTGACTATGACAGTTAAAGATTTTTCTAAACAAATCAAGGCAGGGACTAAGAAGTCTCACACTGCTGCTGAGAATACATCATTCGTTGCATCTTTCTTACGTGGGGTCGTTAGTAAGGAAAACTATAGACAGTTAACTGCTAATTTCTACTTTGTTTATCATGCTATGGAGACAGAGTTAGAAAGACTTAAAGATGATCCTACTGTCGGTCCTATCAGATTGAATGGATTAGCAAGACATGATGCATTAGTAAAAGATTGTGAGTATTTCTATGGTAAGGATTGGAGAGATCAGATTTACCCTACTGAGGCAACACAACAATACGTTAATAGAATTAAAGAAGTAGCACATGAAAATCCTAAACTATTAATTGGACATCATTACACACGATACATGGGTGACCTATCAGGTGGACAGATCCTTAAGAACATTGCTAAGAATGCTTTAGGTCTTGAAGATGGTGGTCTAGACTTCTATGATTTTCCTGAGATAACTGACAAGAAACTATTCAAAGATTCTTATCGTAGTGTACTTGATAATTTCATACCAGTTGACCAATCAGATGTTAATGCTATAATAGTTGAAGCGAACTATGCTTTCAGATTAAACATGTATATGTTTGAAGAGATGGAAGGAGATGCCACACAAAGTTTCTTAAAAATGGTAGGTGGTTTAATTAAATCTCGTGTCGCTTACTTCTTTAAAGTTGCGGGGTTTGGATTTTAATGCACGGTAATTTAGAACCAGAGAATAAAATCTTTCTGGATAATACACCAGAAGATGCAAAGGTTCTTGTTGAACAAGATCCTATTAAAGCACATGTAGATGCTTTATCATCATTGATTGAAAGACAGGGTGGACAAGTTAGTCACTTGACATGTTCTAACTCTGCTGGCAGACAATCTAAGAAAATTGTTATTGAGTATGACGTATGCAACAAGCACGATTAAAAGAGATCATTAAGACACTTAAAGAAGTCTTAGTGGAACTAGAATCCGAGGTCTATTCTGATCCTTCTAAATATTTGGAAGGACCTAATAGAATGATCGGTGATGACAACGACGGAGAGTATTAATGAAACTAGGAAACTGGACACCCCCACAAAGACCAGTGTGGCTGAAGGAGTTTATGAAAACCCCTGGATATATCAAGGTACAGCTTTCACTTCTGCTGATATTGGCGACTTCTTCGGTTACGTCTACTGTATTACAAATCTCCAATCAGGGAAGAAGTACATTGGAAGGAAGTATTTCACCTGCCGTAGAAAGCCTCCAGGTGGGAAACGAAAAGTTACAAGTGAGAGTGACTGGAAAAAGTACTACGGAAGTTCTAAAGAACTTAAGTCCGATGTTAAAGCATTGGGGAAGTCAGCATTTAAACGAGAAATAATCAGCCTACATAGTACACTGGGTCAAGTCAATTATGAAGAGACCCGACAATTGTTCATCAACAATGTATTAACTGAGGCAGCAGATGATGGATCACCCGCATTCTACAATTCAAACATCCTTGGAAGGTACATGCGAAAAGATTACTTCAAGGGTTGACAGTAAGTATAGTGAATGCTATACTATAGACACTTATGGTCTTCCAGACATGTGTCCTGATGATTACCCACTGAACATGGTTCAGTCTATGCTTGATGTATTTGTAGATGAACTACATGAGTCGGTATCTCGTGGTGAAGACTGTGCACAGATTGTAAAACGTATCCAAGAACTTAATTCCTATGACATGCAAAGTATACAGTAAGGCAGAAACTGCTGCTAGAGATGCGGTTATTCAAGCACTCTATGATAATGTTGATAAAGAAACTCTTGATCAGTTGTGGGGTCACTACCTAGGACTTCGTACTATTCATGAAGAACATACACATTCTGATACAGTAACAGTACCAGAAGGAGTAGACTTAAGTGGAATTACAGATTATGATAACCTCATACAGTTCCCTACTTCAACTAATATTGATCTTGATCTAGGTGCAGCAGACACAATTACATTCACTCCAGATGAGCATCTCAATGATGTCATAACATTTAGTGATGATATAGATCCTGACAAAGGTGCATAAATATAACGTCTTTGCCAATAGACCATAAACTAGATGGTTGTAGCGAGAATGCAACAATAAGATCGCAGAACAATCTTGGGGGGCATTGCTCCCCTTTTTATTATGACAGAAAATTTTATTAGATCATACGATAACGTATTACCAGAAGAGTTAGTAAAGAATCTAATTCAAATGGGAAAGCAATCTGTTACTTGGAATAGTCGTTCTGATAAGTATAGACAAGACATGCAGATAGCATTAGATCCTTTTTGGCCACAGATTGCCATGGATGTTAATAACTATCTGCTTAATAGTATGTTCACTCATTACCTAGATGACTTTCCATATCTACAGGGTCAAGGTACTGATTGGTGGAGTGGATCTGTAATATTACAAAAGACAGAACCGATGCAAGGGTATCATAGTTTTCATTGTGAAGACATTGCATGGGGAAACAGACAAAGAGTTCTTGCATGGATGGTATATCTTAATGACGTTGAAGAAGGTGGAGATACAGAATGGTTATATCAACAGAAGAAAGTTCAACCAAAAGCAAACATGGGATTGTTGTGGCCTGGTTCTTTCACTCATCTACACAGAGGTAACCCTCCTATTAGTGGAACCAAGTATGTATTGACAGGATGGTACGCAAGCATGGTTAATATGAATAGATTTAATGTTGAACATAAGAACTCCTAATGTGAAATCTTAAGATTTAGTCAGAAATACCTAATAAGGGGGTTTACAAAACTTAATCTTTGCTATATAATATTGTTACGTTTCTTTACAAAAGAATGACTACTTCATCTTCCAGTATGAAACGTTATACTACTACTGAGCAGGGTGGCAGACAGAATATGTTTGCTCACGAGCCTGAGATAGAAGTATTAGATCAAGACTACTGGACAAACGCTGAGTTAATCAATGGTCGCCTTGCGATGGTTGGTTTAGTAATCGGCATCTTTAATTACACTGTCTTCGGATGGGTAATACCAGGCTTTGTTTAAACTAACAGGTCTTTACACCGCCTCAACTATAGTGGAGGCTACTTTTAACCCTCAATCTAAAAAGGAGAAAATCAATGACACCAGAAGCAGAAAAGTTTAACGGTTGGGCAGCAATGATAGGATTCGTTGCAGCTCTAGGTGCATACGTCACCACAGGTCAAATCATTCCAGGTATATTCTAATGACAAATTCTACAGCAACCTTTGACGATAAAGCACAGAAGCTTTGGGCAGAGAAATGGAATGGTAGACTAGCAATGCTTGGTCTTATCGCAGCAGCAACATCCGATCTGTTTACAGGTCATATGTTCTTTGGCATGTTCTAAAAACTTAACATAACTAAATACTTATTCATAATAAGTTACAATACACACAATACGATGGAGACTCTAACAGATACAGCTAATACAATATCACCCTTCATGGCAATCCTATGGTGCTTCTATCCTATAGGTGCACTTGTCTTTATTGAATTGCTACTTCGTGCAATCAATGATGATGACGATGACCAAGATGGTGGTAAAGGCATTCGTGTCAATCAAGCTGTACCTGTTGCAGTTCCTTCAGGAGCTTAACAATTATGTACCAATTAATGTTTCTAGCAACCGTTATGGTGGTTGCCTTTACAAATGTCGGTCAATTCGCTTTTCAGTAGTCCTTACTACGCACTATTTGAATTCGGTTTCTTCTGTTGTGTAGGATTCACAGCAGGTAATTTAGGTATTATTTAATGGAAGATTTAGATTTAAGAGAACAAGCAGTTAAAATACTATACAAACAATTCGGTCAGCATGATAGCATCTATGCATGTGCTGATGAATGGTCTAAGAAATTTGAAACTACGTCAGGAATCGTAAGTTATTACAAAACGTACTTCGCAAATAGCATCTAAATAGATGTGATTTTGGATACACTACATGGCATACACTGTTACATTAGTTGATGCGAATGGAACTTCTACCTCTTTTGAATGTGATGAGGATGAACTCATTCTAGATAAGGCAGAGGAGGAAGGTGTTGATGCACCATATTCTTGTCGTTCTGGAGCATGTTCAACTTGTGCAGGTAAAATTATAGAAGGCACAGTTGATCAAGAAGACCAGATGTTCCTAGATGAAGAGCAGATAGAACAAGGATTTGTATTAACATGTGTTGCAAAACCTACCTCAGACGTAACCATTGAGTTAGGTCAAGAGGAAAATCTTTAATAAATACAATTGAATTCATTCATTCATTATGGCTAGAGATCCTAATAACGAAGCCCGTTGGTGGGCAACACGTAAAGTTGATGGAGAGATTGAGTACTTAGTTAGTACTACTACATGGTCAGAAGACTATCGCTTTGCAAAAGTATTTGACGCACAAGCAGGTGCTCGTGCATTTTTGAAGGAGCACGGACTAAAAGGAACAGTTCGTAAAGTAAAATGAATTCTTCAACACCCCTACTTGATTTCCTGTTATTGGGTATCCTAACAGGATGCATTGTCATAGCTGTACAAGATAGAAAATTCTAAATGACATACCCTGCACCAGACAAGATTCCTTATGATGAATGGTTTGATGACAGAATAAACCCATTAGATTTAATGCCAATAGCAAGAGATGAACCATTAGATCTTGCACCAAGTTCAGTGGAACCGCAAGATGAAGAAGAAACTATGCATGAAAAGATGTATCGGTACGCAACCTCAAGATACAATCCATTTCATGTAGGTGCTTCCGAGAATTGCCATGCTGATATAGAGTATGGTGGTTCAGAAATCCCCCAGAAAAAGACTTGACAAATCTGTAAAGTTTTGTTAATATACATAATACAGGTGAGGAAATCCTCATCTTTTTCATACTCCTGACCAGGACTAAACGGAGATATCAGTCCTAATCATACCACTACAAAAAACGTTCTATTAATTCAGATGACAACTATCTCAAAGAGAGAGCAAGGTCTACTGTCAGGATGGAGTGAGTTTTGCGAGTGGGTTACAAGTACAAACAACCGCATTTATGTTGGTTGGTTTGGAGTTCTTATGATTCCTTGCTTGTTAGCTG